TAGGTACCAAACACACGGTACCTTTTGCCATCTGCAATGATCACATGATCCAAGAGTTTGGGCAATTCTTGCTCGGCCAAGGCCGCAAGTTTTTGACTGGTTTTCATTTTAGTACATAGTGAGAGAGCAGATAGCCCAAACTTGCCACCAATACTCCAATGGTTCCCACAGCCCAATTGAGCAGTTGATTGTTGCGTTGATTATTCAGTTGACTTACATGTTCTTTGACTTCTGTGACCATGTCACAAAGATGTGCAATATTTGTGCCCATTGCAGTCATTTTGTCCTCTAGGGCGTTGTAGCGTTCGGCACACAATTCCACATGCGCTTCAAGGCTTTTCTTTTCAATGTCAGTGGCTTCGATCATGCATGCTCCAATGTGTTATTTATGGTCTACTATGGCAAATTCGATGTTTGAATCTGGATCCAACATATCTGTTTTGGGAATACGATCTAGATCATAAAACATTGGCACACCCCGGCAGGCTGTTTTTAACAATCCCAATGGGTCTCCTCGATCACTAAACACATCGTCAAATTCTGTGGAGAATTCAAATCTCCAGCCTTGGTCAGTTTTTTCAGTGGTGGAGATATCCTGTGCCTGTGTATACAGGCCAATGATTTGCAGTATGGTTTCCCAGTTGCGCTGTTGGTTACGAGATCGATTCCAGGCTGTTTGATCCTGAATTTCCTGCCCTTCACGATCCTGAAATGGCAGTGTGTTGGCTCTAAAGTGTCCTGTGACTCCTGTGGCTGTGCAATCAAAGCGAGTGGTCACACGAATCCTGGTAGTCATGAGTGTATTTACGGCCAACAAAAAACCCTGGATTTTTTACGTCCAGGGTTGCGATCACTTGATCTAAAATTAATTAGACTGGAGCGAAGTTGCTTGCACTTGTGGTGAATACAGCGTTGCCGGCTGCACTATTCAACTGAATGTTCTGACCACCAGAAGCCACTGTTGCACTTGTATTAGCAATTGCCAACAATGTTGTTGCTGTGTAAACATCAGTTGGGTAGATAGCCAAGTTCAAGATCGTTGGGGCTGCTGGGCTGACTTGATACATGGCCACAGTGCCTTTTTGCTGAATTGCCTGCACGATATTGTTGATGTAACCGTTGACGTTGGCGCTTGAAATCAACGAAGCATTGGCCACAACTGAGAAAAAGTCAAGTTTTGGACCTTGAAAGTTAACTGAGCCTGTTGCCGCAATGTTTGCTGTGCCGCCAATGTTGCCGTTGCCTGTATCCATGTGGAATACTGGTTGCATCGTGCCATTTGTTTTTGTAAATCCTGCCATTTTAAATCTCCTAATAAGTAGGCTCTCGCCTTGCTTTTATTTATGAAATCGGTAAAATTTTAGGCAGTTGTGGGATTGTTTCTCTGGCGGTTTCTGGCAGTGAAATCAAAGCGATTTACTGCTTTGCCATAGCCTGCAGGGGTGGCAAACACCCAGCCTTCGTTACCGGGCACTTGTGCATCCAGTTTGCCCAGCAAGTCCAGTTTGAGATCGTGTAGCAGTTCAAACAGCACAAAGGCAGCGGCTAACGCACCTTCGTTGGAAGAGGGACTACGCAGGTATTCTGTGATGTTACGGAACTTCTGTGGAGTCTGTGTGCTTTTCAAATAATCCATAAAACCTGGCACTAGATCTGAGAAGTCTCCGGTGTAGGCAGGGTATTCGGGATTGATGCGCTTGTTGATATAGTCCACACACAACTTGGCTAGGTCAGTTATCTTGGCCGCACGTAGTTCAGCAGGATTGAATAGTGTGTCAATAGCCGGGCCCATTGAACGTAACAAACTTTTAATCTTCTTTACATAAGGATTTTCAATAGCCACAGGCCGGGCATAGATGGGCTCAATCAACAGCAAGCCTGGTACAGGATTAAACTTAACTCTGGCAAGTGGTTGCTTGGCAGCACCAGCATCCTCATACATGGTATGTACTGCTATGCCAACTTCACTGTCGGCAATTCGTGTGCCCAATGTGCTCTTTAGTGGAATACGATATTCTACTGTGTTGGGTTTGAATACTAGATTGCCTGCTTCCACAGGAGGTGTTGATGTGTACAACAAATCGCCTTTGACATAGCCACGGAAGTTTTCTGGAGTTGCGGCTTCTAGTAGAGGCCAAATCTTTTGATACACTGGCAGTAGTGTTTGAACTCGGTTGGCCACATTGCCTTTGGCAGCGGCATTGGCATCACGCTGTGCCATGTTGCCGGCAATGGCTCTAGGACTGGTAAACAAACCATCATAGCCCACAGCCTCAAATCCCGAACCATCTGTGAGCACAAATTCCCCTGTGTCGGGCTTGCGGCCAAATATCACGGCAGGCATGCCATCCCATTTGACACTTGCAGTCTTGGAATTGTCTCGAAAGTTGTCCACAATGGCCAAGGCTGTTTTGACGCCGGCTGTGCCATTTCTAAATATATAATCTTCAAGGTGTTCGATACCCTTGGCCTTGCCGCCCACAGGTGCGGCAGAAGGTGCCGGTGTGGCTGCCTCTACTAGCGCATACATGCCTTGATTCACAATACGATCACGCAGTCGTGCCAGGAAGTAAACATCACCGCTTTCTTCCAGTTGTGTGGGTTCTTTAAGACCTTCCTTGGCCAGGTACTCACGGAAGTCTTTTAATTTATTGTCACGATCTTTGTCACGAGCCAGGAATGAGTAAATGCTTTCCACGTTACCTAGGTCCTCTCTAGTGGCTTTGGGACCTAGTATGGTTTTGGCCACTGTGTCTGGGTCTTGGCTGATCAATTCGTTAGTGGCACGGCTAAACATGCCATTGGCACCTATCTTGAGGCCCAGTTGTTTGGCAATTGAACTCATCAGCACAGCACGGTGCATGCCTTTGTAGGCTGACGGAAATGTTTGATTATAGTAGAATGTGCCCCAATCTAGGTTGGGAAAGAACATAAAGTCTGTTTGTACGTAGCCAAGATCAGGTCTGCCTGTGATGGGGGTACGCAGATGCACTTCACCTGACTTCTTGACCCAGATTCTGGGATCTTCGCCGTGGCTTCGGGCCCAGGCTTCCAATCGGGCAGCCAGTTCATCTTTGGAGATTTGACTGGCATCCACTGCCAGATCCAAGTCACCCGATGTGGCGGCTTTGCCTGTTGAACCCAACCAACGCTCACGTGGAAACTCTAGACCTGTCAGTTGTTCCAGCCAGGTTATAGTGCTGGGTACGTCTGTTTGATTGATGCGTTGTGTGAGTGGCTGGCCGTCAGCATCTTTGAATACGTTACCACCTTCTAGGAGTTTCATTGTACATTAAATCCCAGTGCTCGTAGACTGTTCACTGTGGCTGGATCACGACTGCTTACTGGTCCCAGCGCACTTGTTATCTTTGTTATTGCTTCTATTTGTGATGGTGTCATTCCGGCTGCCTGTGCTATGTTTGTTTTGGCTGCCTGCGCGGCCGGTGGACTGGTTGCCGCACGAGTAGCGCCAGCGGCTGCCAGTTGGGGATTTTCCGCTGATATTGTCTGACTCACAACGCTTGTGGCTGCCACAAGATCTGCAAATGCTTTGGACTGCTCACCGGGGTTATCAGCGGTGGCCACGATCTTGTTAAGAGCAGTTTTAATCACAGGATTTGCTAGATACTTTGCTGATGCGGCAGCCATTGACTTTGGAATAACTGATTGTTTATACCAATCGGTCAATTGACCCAGTGATGCCGCTTCGTCGAGTTGCACACTTTCTTTGCGAGTGGCTTTGTAGGCGGCTGCTTTGCTGGCCAATCGTGATCGACTTGAAGGCGATGCAGGTGCTGAAGTAGTTGGTGGTGGTGTTGTTTCTGGTTCTACATTGGGTTCGGCGGCTGGAGTTGTTGCTGCCGGAAGAGTTTTGCTGACCTTGTTCCACTGCTGTTGCAGATTGGCAGCCACTTGTTTTATGGCGGCATTGTTTTTGACTGCCTGCATGCGCTGAGCAAAATCACTTTGAGTCAAGTCTGCTGTGTTTGAAAGTCCTTGTGCTTGCCCAGGGGTCACTGTTCTAAGAGCATCTTTTGCGCCACCTGGTTGTTTCAGCGCACCCAATGCGGCTTTGGCACCGGCCACTAAACCGCCAGGCCCTGCAATATCAAGTTCATTTACGGGCTGTCGTCGATTTAATTCATGAATCTGCATGGGTACGTCTCACTGTTCTTTCGAAACGGCCAGCATCTCTAGTGCGAATAGCATTGAGCAATTTACGAGTGAGATTTTCTGCTTGCTCAGGCGGAAAAACAGCGTCAATTTGTTCCAGCAAATTGATAGCACTGGCTATCACATTACTAGCACGGCTCTCTATCACTAGATGGCGCTCACGCTCAACATACATTGAGTCCAATTCTTCTAACAAACTTCTGGTGCGTTTTTGCATTTGAGTCAGTGACCTTTGAGTTATTTATTTGATTCAGTTTGTTTGAGAAATTGATATTGCAACAAATCGTAGCGGGTTTGGGGGATTTTGCAATTGTCGATAGACCATGCACGATCCTGTTCTGTTAAATTGTTGTTGTGTTCAAATTTAAACACAGCATAGGCCCAAAACCATGGATTTTGCCTCAACATTTGATCAGTAATGGGTGCCAAAATATCCTGCATTGATGTGGCGTCATCATCTGCCAGAGCAATCGGCAGTTGTAATTGGGCATATTTTTCTGCAAATGCACGACGATTGTGATCAAATGCCAGGCCAAGGTGTTGATCTAACAAATCAGCAAGATACTCTGGCTTGGTCAAACGATCAAAATCAATGATATTGGCAATGTTATTTGTTGCAATATCTCTGTGTATTCTATCAAAATATTCCTTGATCAGACAGTAGCACTTGTCGTACCAAAATACAGTATCATCCGCCCAATTGACCAAGTCAAATCCAGGAAAGTCCTCCGGCAACATTTTTTTCATAAAAACATTATAGATAGGATTGTAGATATTGTGTGTCGGCAAAATCCTAAATACCAAATCTGACAGCGCAACTTGATCCACACTGTGAGTCACAATGACCTCTAGCCCTGGGTGAGGTTGGCCCATAAGGTCTGACATTTTAAAAGCAACCATGTCTAACGGATGATTCAGCAAGAGAGATCTAAAAAAATGTCCACCATGACCTTCGCAAAATACAATTGTTATTTTCATTCACAAATCAATCTATACAATTCAGCATCAAAATCCATGATACTAGTATGGTGCAAGGCATCGTGTTGTTGAATCACCGAAATCAATTTTTGCACGTTGCCGGGTGTGTAAGATCGCACCGCATCTTGAGCACGAATTGATCCACGGAGCAGTATGTCCTGCTTGAGGGCTGACGTGAGATGATTCAAACTGTAATCACCAAAAGCCTGATGATCAATCAATTCAATTGGGTCGCCGAATCTAGTCAGCAGATAATTATCATGCCATTGATCCAGCAGGTGCAATCTTCTAATATTCAGTATACTCACAGTTCGATTGATACTGGGAATGATATTGTGTGGCATGTTGTCCAAGAACAGTTGCCAATTTGTCTGGCATTGTGCCCATTTTGCAGGACATCGTTGATATTCAAATCCTGCCTCTACGTCATCAATGCTAAATCTAGCCAATACCAATTTGAACTTCAAGAAAAAATTTGACATCTTTGCAGTCAATGGCACAGTACCATTGGTACTGAACCTAAGTGTGCATTTGGAAAAATCAATTTGATTTTCCAACTTCTCAAGATATCGAATCATGTTGTTGTTTAACAATGGCTCTCCACCCGAAAAATTTATTTCTTTCACGTGCGTCATGTCAACGGATCCAAGCACGGACACAAATTTATCAATTGACACATTGTAATCTTGGTGAATTTTGATTTGTTTGAGTTTGGCCCAACTACTACTTCTGTTTTCATCGCAAATTTTACAAACAAGATTACAATTCAGATTAGGTGACAAATCCAACACCAATGGATCGCGGTGGTCATGTGATAAACCATACTGCTCATTGGCTCCTTGCCGATAACTTTTTATGTTGGCATTTTCTTGATCAACGCAAGTGGCACATGCCACTGGGTCTATATCATAACCACTATTACTTTTGGGATTGTTGTAATTGTAACAGCAAGTGCCCAGGCCTTTTGAGTGCAAAGTCAATCCGTGTTGCATCAACACACACTGTTTGATCATGGCTCAAGGATCCATAAATTGTGATCTACCTCTTGAATATCAAATTTTATCATGGGTCGTACCTGGTCCACTAGCCTGTGTTTGAGATGATTGTGTTGCACATAGCGAGGCTCAAAATTGATAACGGTTGTAGATTGCACCCAGACTTGAATAAACTCAACAAATTGCTCAACGGTGGCATATCTCAAAAACCAAGAGTATTTAAACACAACCGGATCGGCTGTGGATATATAGGTGGGCCGATGTGTGAATATGTCAGGCTCAACATGGCATGAGGGCCAGTAGTGTTTGGCAATTTCATCTGACTCTAGGCAAGTGGTAGCAATACCAAATTGTTTAAAATACCAACCAGCACAATCAACTAGTGTTAGCCTTTTATCAGGCAGATTATTCAGTATCCAATGGTCAGTGCTGTCAAGCACATATCTTTTGCCATGTCGTGTTTGCCGCCATTGTTTTAGATTGGGTCTACTCAGATGATACAATCGCCACTGTTGAACAGCCCTAATAGGTCCTTGGTCCAGATAAGATGTTATAACTTGCATAGTCTGTAACAATCCATTGGGTGCGCGGCAACCATATGATTGCCGTCCACTTGATCAAAAGTATGAAGTCTTGTGAATCGAGGATCACAATACTGCATTAGACAGTCCAACGATTCCTCAATTGTATCAGGCAATATCATGTCAAAATCATGACTGATCACTTCGTAACGATTGACTGCTACATAGGCATAATCAAAGTCTTTCGTAATTTCTTTTACCTTGGTTACCAGCCTTTTAGTGGTCATGCGATGCAGGTGTTGACCAAACAAAATTACACCTTGAGCCCGGCCATCGGTGATGCAAAAATGCTGTTGGCATATCAATTTGAACCTGGTATTGTCTCCCAGCCATTTCCAACAAATAGTATTGTGATTTTTTACAAAATCCAACATTACTTGCTCTTGCGCAAGAATATCTGTGGGCCGTACACCTGCGAATCCACCTAGTTGTTGATCACGCCAACTATTGTAATCAAACACTGCTGTTATCCACTGGTTTTGATTTGTCCCAGCAACGTCTTTAGTTTGGCACTTTGCACGTCGGCAGTGATCTTGGGGGCTTCTAGATCAAAGTCTTCTCGAGGTCGAGCACGTTCCCAGGGCGGGTTACTGGACTCGCCTTCTTCTGCGGATTTGACTTGACTTCGGGCCTTGATTGAATCCATGATGCTGGGTTTGGCACCACCACGGAAGTTGTCCTTCTCGTCTCCGCCCTCATCTGTGATACGCATGGTTTCGATGTTGTATTCCAAGTCAATCTTTTGTCCTACACCTGTTGAACTCCGACTCTTCATACATTGTATTTGATACTTGCCACGCTCTTTCATTGCTCTACTTGTAAAGATACCAAACACGTTGTCTGCTGTGTTAATCTTTGAAATACCACCTGAAATATGCGAGTGATCAAACTCTACTTCTTCCACAGCCGACCGATTCAACTGCGACGCTGTGACCATCAACACAGCCAGTTCTTTGGCCAAGTTACGCAGTTCTTCACTCACATACTTGTCTTTCACAAACAAGTCATTGGGGCTGACTTTTGCACTCACCGGCATCAACAAGTCCAAATAGTCAATCATCACAAAGTCCACTCGCTTGCCTGTTTGAATTTGATATTCTTTCAAATAAGCACGAATGTCGTTGATGTTGCTCTGTGCTGGCAGGCCTTTCACTTGATAGTTGCCGGACTTTTTGGCCACTAGTTTGACCTTGAGTTCAGTTGTGTCCATGTCACGACGGATGTCTTTGGTACTCATGTTGGTCAACATGGCATCAGTACGCAAACTTGTGAGTTCTTCTGAAAGTTCTAGTGTGATATAAACACCACTCAAGCCTTGTTGCAACCAGTTGAGCGCAATGTTCATCATGACCAGACTCTTACCTGAACCAGAACCACCTGCAAAGATATTGAGTTCACCACGCGAAAATCCGCCATACAGCAGTCTGTCCAGTTGTGGCCAACCTGTGCTTACTTGTCCACCCGAGTTGAAGTATTTTTCAATGCGAGACTTAGGATCAGCAAAGTAATCCGTGCCCATGTCTTTGGTAAGTGAAATTTGTACTGCATCTTTGATAAGTTTTTCAACGGGTTCAAACTCGCCCTTCTCCAACAAGTCTGCTGATTTTAAAATAGCACGCTCAAGTTCTTGACGTCGAGTAAATGCTTCAAACTCGCCCATGAACCAGTCAAAGTGACCTTCGTTTAGGTCTGGCACGGGTGCAAGTCGAACACCAGTGGTTGCAGATATTTGTGACCTGTCGGGCATGGTCTTGTGTTTGTCTGAGTGTTCTTTGATAAACTCAGCCGCTGGTCTCAAACTCTTGTCAAAGTTCTGCGGGTTATAGATGTTTTGAACACGCACATAACTTGTTGCGTCTTCCAACATCATCTCTAGAAATAGTCGTTGGACGTCAAGTCCGTATTCTTTTAACAAGTTGTCGTTTCCTTATTTCTATTTTGATCTTACTGGTTTCTCTTGCGGCCATAATAGTTAGCAGGGCTCCCAGTCTGCCCAGTTTTATCACAGCGTCATTGACGTCTTTACATCCTTCTGGCCATTCGGGTATGCTCACTGCCCAGCCCAGTTCCTGAGCACGGTCAATCAGTTCCACACCTGCTGTGTCTTGATCAGGTACCACAGTGACTTCACGTCCAAGACTGCGTATCAATCTTGCTTGACTGTCACTAATGGTATTATGCATCACAGCAAGCCCACCAATTGAAAGTGCATCAAAGATACCTTCCATCACAAGTACATGTTGCCAATCTGAGTGTTGTAAGTCTGTGCCAAACACATATCCCGGTTGTGAGTGATTGATGTACCGTGGCTGTTTGTCATCTAGGAATCTAGCACACCAGCCCACCACCCGATTGTCGTATGTAAAAGGCACCAACACAAATGGTCTGACCCAATGAACTCCATCGTTCTTGATTGCAGTCATTATAGGAAAGTCTTCGGGCACATGACGTTGCCTGATATAGTTCCAGTAGAGAGGATGTTCCGGTGTGACCACTTCTGAAAAAGGCGGAAAGTCATCCGACTCTTCAAACTTGATGTCACTGAGTGTGTTGAATACTCGTTGTCGGTCTTCAATGATGCCGTGTATGCTACGATGACGCAGGCTTTCGAGATTCAGCATGTCAATCTCACTGTCGGGCACACCCATCCATGACAGCAATCTCTTGGCCTTGAAACTCACTGTGCGACCTAGAACAAAACTGGCTGTGTAGGCACAGTTGAAGCAGTGATAACTCCACCCTTGTTCGGTTACCTTGATACCACCACGTCCACGTCGATCCAGGCTGTTGCTATTATGAGTACAACACACCGCATTGAAACTCAGCCAGCCTTGTGGACTGGGTTTTCTTTTCGCAGGCAGGTACTGAAGTATATCAAGCATTGCTACATTGTAGCAGAATCTATGGTAGAAATCAACTTGTTGGCAATCATTTCGTGCCCAATTTCGTTGGGATGGCCACCGGGCATAATCAATTCGCGCTTTTGATTTCCTGGGTGATCACGAAACCACACGGTGGTTGCAAAGCCGGGCCAGATCTCTGTTGGGAGATTCATTTGATTATCAGCCGGCATGATATGAAACTGCATGACGGGTATGTTGCGTCTGGCTGCTATGCCATCAAAGAACATCAGGGTCTGCATGTGATTGAGTCTAGCCAGTTCTGCACAATTGGTCAGGACCAACTGCTGTTTGATCATGGTTCTGAACTCTTCGGGTACAACACTGGATCCATATTCTACCCAGGTAGAGTGTATGAACTTGTTCCAGGGAGGATCATTGGAGTAAC